CGCTTCATCGTCATCCCCGCCAAGATGGCTGGCATGATTAAGAAGTCTGACCTGAAGGACGCTTCGCTCACTGGTGATGGCACTTCCGTTCTCCGTAACGGTCGCCTCGGCATGATTGACCGCTTCACGGTCTACATGTCCCACAACCTGTTTGTGGACACCGGCAAGTTCAGCATCATCGCTGGTCACAAGATGGGTCTGACCTTCGCTTCGCAGATGACCAACATGGAAACCATCCGCTCTGAAACCACGTTCGGCAACATCGTTCGTGGCCTGCAAGTGTATGGCTACAAGGTTGTGAAACCTGAAGCGTTGAGCCAAGGCGTTATTACGCTGGCCTGATGAATGGGGGGCTTCGGCCCCCCTTCTCGCAAGGAGAATGACATGGCTGCAAAGAAAGACCCTCGACTGGAACGTGCTGGTGTGTCTGGCTACAACCAGCCGAAACGCACGCCTAGTCATCCGACCAAGAGTCACGTAGTCGTCGCCAAGTCAGGCGACCAAGTTAAGACCATCCGTTTTGGACAGCAGGGTGTATCCGGCTCTCCGAAGAAAGCGGGTGAATCCGAGGCATACCAGAACCGCCGCGAGTCGTTCAAAGCACGTCACGCGAAAAACATTGCCAAGGGTAAAATGAGTGCGGCATACTGGGCCGATAAAGTCAAATGGTAAGGAGAGCATGATGCGATACCTGCGCAACAAAAACGACGGTACGATTTACGGCTGGAACGAAATCCTCGCTGAGAATCCGCTGTGCGAAGAAGTGACAGAGAAGGAAGCCTTCCCTGAAAAATTCATTCCTGAGAAGCAGAAGGGTCGTAAGACCGGTCTGGCTCTGGAAACCAAAGAAATCCCCGAGGCTCCTGTCCTGACGAACGAGGACTTGAACCTTGAGGCATCCAAGGGTCTGTAAAGATGAAACTCTCCGCCGTAGTCACTGAGGTTCGCCGCATCATTCAAGATGTGAACTCGCCGCAACGATATAGTGATGCGACTTTGCTTGGCTTCGCCAATCAAGCGTTGCGCCGTATCTCTGTGCTGCGTCCTGACCTCTTTGCCTACATCGGAGAAATCCCTTGTACGGCAGGTGCGGTGCTTCAGTCGCCGCCCGCCGACTCCATTCGTATCATGGAGATTTTCCAAGTGAAAGGTGGCGACGGTGTGACCGAAGCCAACCGCGAGACACTTGACCAGACATACCCCGGCTGGATGAATGACCCGGCTGGGCCGACTGTTAACTGGATGCGCCACGTGCGCAACTCCAACCGCTTCTTCATTTATCCGAAGGCTCCTGCTGGGTTGGTGTTGATTGGCGAGTATGCCAAGACGCCAACCGTCTACGAAGCCGATGAAGATGTTGACCTGCTGCCTGATGCCTACTTCCCTGTGGTCGTGGACTGCACAGTGTTCTTGGCTGAGTCTGTGGACAACGAGCATGTGAACTCTAACCGTGCCCAACTGTTCCAGCAGTCCTTCACTCAAGCTCTCGGTGTGAGCGCACAGGCACGCGCCATCACGGATACCGAAGAATCCGGCCTACCGAAAGAGCAGGTGGTCTAAATGGCAGAACGTACGTTCCTCTCCTTGGCAACTCGTCTGGCGACGAGCGTCCCCGGTTGCCCGCAGCCTGTCCTTGTGCAATACATCCGTGATGCTGCGATTGAGGTGTGCGAGCGTACGCTGGCTTGGCGTTATGACCAGCCCTCCATCACCCTCACCCCCGGTGTTCCTGAGTACCCATACGAGGCTCCAACGCAGTCTGAGGTTCATGCTTTCCTGACTGTCACGGTCAATGGCAACCCGATTGAGCCGGTGACTCTGGAGTACCTGCACCGCAAGTTTCCTACGTGGCCTGACATGAGCATGGAGCAGCGGTCTGAGCCGCGCCACGTGCTTCAGTTGGACGCTGACAACTTCGCTGTGGCTCCGCTGCCTGATGACTCGCAGCGGTATGAACTCAAGATGATTGTGGCTCTGAAGCCCCTTCGTGATGCGTCCGGCATGGACAAGACTGCGTTCGATGACCTTGAGAATGTCATTGTGCATGGTGCATTGCAGAACCTGTTGGTTCTCCCCGGCAAGCACTGGTCTGACCGAGAACTCGCTGCTTACCATGCCAAGCAGTATCTTTCAAAAATTACTGAGCGCCGCGCACGCGCCAATCTCGGAGCCGGACGTGCTTCGATGAGCGTGCAGATGCGCCCGTTCGTGTGAGGTGAGCAATGGATGTAATTCGTCTAGTCCAAGGAGATACCAAGCCATCAATCATCCTCGCCCTGACGGACGAGAATACCGGCTTGCCCATCAATCTTGCTGCTGCCTCGACCAACGTCTACATCAAGTTCCGTGCTGCTGGTAGCACGACGCTTCTTTCCACAATAACCTGTCAGAAGTACACCAACGGTTCGGACGGCAAGGTGCAGTTCGATTTCTCCGGTGGTGTCCTCAACGTAGACCCCGGCATGTACGAGGGTGAGATTGAGGTGGACTTCAACGGCGACAAGCAGACGGTGTACGACACCATGCGCTTCAGAGTGCGTCAGGAGTTCTGATGAGGATTCGCGCAGTAGCCTCGGTTTTAGTCTCAAGCGGCAAGCCCATCCGGGCTGCTGCGGAGATGGTGACCGTCGTCGCTGCGGCTTCGTACGTCTCCATTGCTGCGGCAGTTGTCCCTGCGAACATCCGGGCTGAAATCTTCATCCCGCAGATTGTCCCTGCGTACTCCGAAGCGGTAGTCTCTGACCGTATCAGCCGCATTGCCGTAGGCAAGGGCGTGATGGATGTGGTTGTTGCTAACGAGCAGGTGTCCATCGACTTCGTGATGGGTACGAAAGCCGACGCCGTAACTGTTGGCGACAACGTGTCGTTAGCTCCGGGTAAGGGTGTCAGTGACACAGTAACATCTTCTGATGTGAGCTACCGAGTAATCGGTAAAAATTTGAGTGATGCTGTCGTCATTGACGACACAATGGTGCGCGTAGTCGAGCATCCGATTGATACCGACCCGACTGATGCGGATGTTGACTTCGACCCCGTGGCGATGGCTGACCAAGCTACATTCACCACAGGGAAAACCCTTACTGACGCAGCGACTGCGACAGACGCAATCAGTCAGTTTGGTGTAAGCAAGACTGCCAGTCCTGATGCGGTGTCGATTGCCGACACTGCTGTAAGCACGGTAGGGAAAACCCTTACTGACGCAGCGACTGCGATAGACGCCATCAACAAGTTCGACGTAGGTCAGACTTCAACTGATGCTGTCACAGCGGCTGACACGAACAACAAGCTCATCGGGAAAGTTGCCGACGCAGACACCGTGACGATGGATGACACCATCGGCAAGGATGTTTCACGTGGAGCGACTGCTGATGCAGTGACTATGGCTGACACCGCAGTATCGGCGGTCGGCAAAGATGCGGGCACGGACAGCGTAATAGCTGCCGACGCAATCAACAGTTTCGCGGTGGGTAAGAGTCTGACCGACTCCGCCACCGCGACTGATTCGGTATCCAATATCGCGGTCGATAAGGACGCTGGTACGGATACTGTAACTATGGGGGACACGCTCGCTTCGGCTTGGGTGGCTCAAAGGGCAGTTACGGATACCGTTTCAACGGCGGATTCTGTATCATCGTTGTTGCAATACTCAGGCGCGGTCAATGAACGCATTGTCAACGTCGCGGTAGTGAACGGCGAGAACACAGTGTAAATTAAGGAGAAATCATGTCTCAGATTCAAGACGCAATCAAGATGACGGGTCGCCTGAATATCGTCCTCACCGACGAGCATGGCAACGTCAAGGAAGAACACGAAGTTGACAACCTAGTTGTCACCGCAGGTAAAGGCTTTATCGCCTCGCGCATCAAGGATGCCACTGCTGCTGTCATGTCGCACATGGCTGTCGGTACTAGCAGCACTGCTCCGGCTGTGGGTGACACCACACTGGGCGCTGAAATCGCATCGAGCCGTACTGCGCTGACCTCTACCACTGTGACCACCAACTCTGTTGCCTACGTCTGCACGTTCGGTACTGGCGTTGGCACTGGCGCTGTGACTGAAGCCGGTATCTTCAACGCCGCTGCCGCTGGCACGATGCTCTGCCGCACGACCTTCTCGGTCATCAACAAGGGCGCTTCCGATACCCTGACTATCACTTGGACTGTGACTGTCAACTAAGGATGAGCCAGCATGGGCGCTAAGATTAAGAACAACGCCTACGGTACGCTACTGTCAAGTATCGCACCCGGCGACACCGCGATTACCCTCTCGTCAGGGCAAGGGGCTAACTTCCCCTCGCTCTCGACGGGCGAGTATTTTTACGCGACCCTCATCAACACGAGCAACACGCTTGAGATTGTGAAGGTGACGGGGCGTACCGGTGACGTTCTGACTGTTGTACGCGCTCAAGAAGGTACGGTTGCCCGCACGTATGTGGTGGGTGACCGCATCGAAATCCGCATCACTGCGGCGCTGCTTAACGAGAAAGCAGACAAGACTGGTGACACGTTCACCA